GTTTCATCGTGATGTGGTTCAGCGACACGAAACCCGAACACCCTAACCCCATTCCTTAGCCATGCTGCGCGGGTTCGCGCCCATACTTTGCAGAGGTATTGCTGGGTTTCTCGGGGGGTGGAATTGTTGTATTTGTTGTTGCGCTTCCCGTTATGCTGCATTGCGTGATATTTGGACGGGGCGGTAAGCGTGAAAAATGCGCCAGCAAGGCCCATCTCATTCGCAATATCTTCAAAACCACGTATACGGGTCATCAGCTCACGACGACGGTTGGCCGGGTTTGCGGTGCTGGCCGTCACCTTATCCATCAGTGAAAATCTTTCGCCGGTGTCCTGGTCTTCCAGTTCCATCGCTTTCAGATAGTCACGGTTGGCTTTTTTCTGCGCCGTCCATTCCTGTAAGCACGGATCACTACAGTAAGGGGCTGCTTTCTTGTGAACGTAACCGGTAGCGATCATCAGATGCTCACGCCAGCGAGCGTGCATACGCCGCAGGCGATTAAGCCACCATGTCGGAGTCTGGAGGCGGGCCACTGCGCTCAGGGCGGTTTCGGCTTCCAGTTCTTCTTTGCAGTAGGCCGCCCAGGCTGGGACACCAATATTCAGATGTGAGGCCAGAAACCCCATGCGACCGTAGCCGGAAAGGGTTGCGAAGTGCGGGTCTTCAGTACGGGTCATCTGGAAATCAAACTCGCGCATAAACTCGCTACCCATGACATCAGCAAGGTTATGTGCCAGCCGTTTCAGCTCTTTTTTGCCAGCCCACAGCAAGCGCCAGAACTGACCACGCAGCGGCATCAATACCGCAGGAAACGCACCCTGCGGTAAATATCGCTCGTTAACCTGATCATATCGGCTGAGCACATAGCGCTCAAAGGTATTGATTAGCCATGCATCAGCGGCGGCTTTACTCTTGCTGTTGAGTTGCTCCAGCTTCTGGGAGTAATAGCGGCGAATATAATGCGGCAGCGCCGCCAGGCGGCGGCGTACCGATTGTGCGCGATCTGGCGGTTCGTCTGTTTCTGCCAGCTCCTGAATGGTCAGCCATTTACGGCGACCATCAGGAGTGAGGTAAGCAAACCCGTCCGCACTTTTGGTGAATTCAGCACCACCAATTGCGGGGCGTGGCTCATTCCATGAGTATGCGTAGTCAGTCACGCATTAACTCCGGCATAGCCAGAAACGTCACTACTGTTAGCCAGATCAACACCAGACCAGACAGGGAGGAAGGGAGAAACAGCAATAATCTCGTTTGCGGATTTACCATTCCCGGCATCGATATTGATGCTACGCGGTGCTTTGATTCGATGGAGAGTAAATGAACGATAAAGGGAATCCGTCAGCAGTGTGTCTGCGTTGGAGGCAATCACAGGATATCTTTCTGATGACCGGCGTTCCAAAATTGACGCAAGCCTGTACTGATCATCTTCCGTAAAACCGGCTGTATGATATCCACTGAACGTATCGACATAAGGCGGATCACAATAAATCACATCGCCTGTCTGTAATTTATTCAACGTTTCTTCATACCCTGCGCAAATAAAAGTTGCGCGTTTCGCTTTTTCGGCAAATTCGCGTATTTCCTTCTCCGGGAAATAAGGTGTTTTATAATTTCCATAAGGTACATTGAAATACCCTTTCTTGTTGTAACGGCATAAGCCGCGATAACAATGGCGATTCAGATAGAGGAAATAAGCGGCGCGGGCTTCTAAGGACAGTTCTGCATTCTGATTGAATGCATTCCTGATATGATAATAATCATCTGATGTTGCATATGCCTCATGAATAACCTGCGCAAGCTCAATGAAACTCTCGCAATCTACCGCAATGGTTTGATAAAGGTTAATCAGATCGGGGTTAATATCTGCGATGAGATATGCCGGATAGTCTGTAGCCATCATCACAGCACATGAACCCGCGAAAGGCTCAACCAGTCGCGAGCCTGCCGGAAGATGTTTTAACAACTCATGCATAATGGCGGTTTTATTACCTGCCCATTTCAGAACAGTGCCTTGCTGGCGCTGGTCTGGTTTAGCTTTATTATTTTTACTCATTAGTGCCAGTCTCCACGAGATTCAGCTTCATAACGGGCAACCTCACGGCGCAGCAGCTCCGCCGCTTCAATCCCTGTCATGTCATGCGAAAGGATGTGAATCGCGAGCGCTTCCATTCTTATGGAAACAGCGAAAGCACAGGTTTTCCGCTCATCCAGTCGGGCCTCATTAAACAACTGGTACAAGGCGGCGTCGTCCTGACCTATTTGGGTTTTACGAGTTTCACTATTTCGACGTTGCATTGCTTAAACTCCATAAGATGAGGGAGGGGCTGACGGGCGGTTTAACTCAGCTACGCAATAATCACGCAAGTTCTGAATTAGGTTTTCAGCTACAGAGCCATTGGCGGATAGTGTTATTTCTCCATCCCAGCGGGTTTTTATCGTTAATCCCTCTTTTTCAATGGCAGGTAATATTTGGTGCAAAATGAAGTTGAATTGATCTGCTCTTGTCATGATGCTTTCTCTCTTAGGAATGAGTTAACCCGCCACCATTTAAAAATGGCGGTTAGAAGGCAATGATTTTTTAAGACCGAACTACTTAAAAAAGTCTTTTATAAATCCAGCTAGTTTGGCTGAGAATCCTTTATTAACCTTTTGGCGAGAAATTAAAGGTTTGTGAAACCCTTTGATGAATTGTATTTTCGCCGATTCGGGCTTAAAAAATCTCCCGTCTGGTGTTTCAATCCATCCGTGTGAATTCTTAAAATGAGTGACCTGGCAACTTTTACGCAACAGGCTTGCCATTGTTGGGCCTTCGTTATGCATTGCTGCCCCCTTGTTTTAACATGCCGTCTACAGTTTTCATTGCTTCGGCTAATGCAAAATCACGTCCGTAATAATTTCCATTATTAGAAATGATGTACGTATTTGATAATGTAATTGGATTGCGCGGGCACTTCTGAATAGTGAACCCGCGATAAACAAAACTATGCCTGCTAAGTTGAATTAATTGGCTCATAGAGATACCCATTCATTATTCCCAATTAATAACTACGCCTACCCGCGCAGCACTGAGCGGCTATTTCTTTTCAAAACGTTATGGTTATTTCCAGTAGTGCGACGATAGGTCGATTTATCGCGCATTAATCTGTCGATGTAATGTCTCTCCTCAGGAGTGACCAAAGCGCGGCAATGTGCGACCGCCTCCCAATATTCCTGAAGCATGATGAAACGCTTAGGGCGCTTTGAGCCTGGCATGCCCTCACGGTGGACAGGTAACTGCGCACGATCCATGAGGTTACGGACTGATTTCAGTGTGCGCCCGGTCAAGTAGGCAAACTCAACGGGGGTGACGAAAACCTGCTTTTGTAGTTCTTCAGTGTTCATATCCCGGATGCTCTCGGCTTGGGCTGAAGACATTTTGCAGGTGCGACCCACGCGAGAAGGGTCTAACGGGAACTGCCGGTTTGAATCTGGAATTAAAGTATCTTGCATATCAAACTCCATTATTTGTTTAGATTTTTGCCGGGATTTTACCCACGTCCCGGCGCATGGTTTGTGGTAATTTCGTTATGCCTAGTTCTTGGCGGGACGCAGGCACATCAATCACAACTACAAGGAATTAGAAGATGACTAAAAAAAGAACCGTAATCCCCGCATACAAAATTGTCTGCAACAGTTTTGATGACCTTATCGAGGTTGAATTTTACGTTCCTGACAATTCAGAGCGACCAGATGGTCAAGTTATTGCCATTCGCTTAGATGCCACGCAAACGCGCGATCTAATTGCTCAATTAGGTCATCTTGCAGGTCAGAATTAATCTCTTTGGTAGATCTGTTGAAATGCATAATGGCGGAGCGCGAAACCTTGGTTTCCGCCTCGCCGATTCGCGTACGAATTACAAGCTCTGCTGAACACAGATCAAAATGAAGCCCAAGCAAATCACTCTCTGTATTTGGATCTACTTCATGGGGCTTCTTGCAAAGTCTTGTAACCTGCCTATGTACCACCGAATTAATAAATTCATTGGTGGATGTGAGATTGCCCTCAGTCTCTACAACCTGTTCCCGCAACGATTTTAGCAACCCACCCATGCGTTTGCGGGCCGTAAGATTGGCGGCTACATCATCAAGAAATGAAATTAACTCCTCATCACTTAAACCTGCCGCAAAGACCATAGGCGTACCGGTGCCTGCTTGCTGCCCACCTGAGATCTCGCATTTATGGCGAGTTCCCGTATTTAATTCGATATCTCGGATTTCTTTCATTTGTTAAACTCCATAATTGAGGCTTGCTGAGGCTTATGCAGTACTCGCTAGCATCATGTGTCATAAGTGGCAAAGGCCGCTTATGGATGTCAATTTGGCTATACAATGAGAGATCTGACATATCATGTCAATACCGCAACATGAAAAACTCCAGCTGATAAGAGATTCAGAACGTCTGAAATCTAAGGATGTGGCTGATTTAATTGGTGTTAATTACGGGACGTATAACGGCTATGAACTTGGCAAGTCCAAGATGTCTCTGGAAGCGGCAATTAAGCTCTTTGGACACCCCAGGTTCCATAAGTATCAAGACTGGTTTATGTATGACCGCACTGATCCCGACCGGGGCCAGATTGCTCCGGCTCTCGCACACTATGGGCAAGACGAAACAGGCTCCAGCCTCTCAGACAAGCAGATTGGTTAACGATATATAAACATTACATTTTCACTATTTGTTACCAGGATAGTGATATCGCCGTTGGAGAGATTTCTTATGTCAATTAAGAAGCTCGAAGATGGTCGCTATGAAGTGGACGTAAGGCCTCGGGGGCGCGATGGAAGGCGTATCCGGAGGAAGTTTGATCGTAAGGCTGAAGCTCATGCTTTTGAGCGGAGCATTATTGCGAAGTACCAGAACCATGACTATCTGAATCGTCCCGCTGATAAACGGAGACTGAGCGAATTTATTGCACTCTGGTGGCAGCTTATGGGGCGAAACAAGAGCTATGCAAACAGGCGGCTCAGTGCAGTCAATTGCATCTGTAGGGATATGGGGGATCCGATGATTTATCAAATTGATGGGCGATGCCTGGTTGACTATCGAGCGTACAGGCTGGAACAAGGGATCAAGGCATCCACGATAAATCATGATTTGTTCGCCTTGAGCGGGGTATTCAAATCAATGGCAGAGGTCGATGAGTATCACGGTGAAAACCCTGTATCAGTCATCCCTGCCTTAAAAGAACCCAAAACAGAAATGTCGTATCTGACACAGTCCGAAGTGGAAAGCCTGCTCTCAATAGCTAAGGGTGACTACTACCGTATTGCCGTTCTTCTCCTTTCTACCGGTGCTCGCTGGGGAGAGGCTCATCAATTGAAGGCTGAAAATATTGTTGGCAACAAGGTGATTTTTACGCTGACAAAAAACGGAGAACGGCGGGTGGTTCCTGTTTCTGACGATGTTGTAGAAATTGTCAGAGGTCGTGAGTCAGGTAAATTGTTTCGCGTAAGTTATTCAAGATTTCGCAAGTTGATGAAGCTGGCGAAACCCAACCTGCCTGATGGTCAGGCTGCACATGCATTGCGGCATACCTTTGCTACGCATTTCATGATGAAGGGTGGGAATATTATTGCGTTACAGCGGATACTTGGACATGCAGATGTTTCACAGACTATGACCTATGCGCACTTTGCACCTGATTATTTACAGGATGCGGTGAGCTATAATCCTTTGAGTGGTATGTCCACATTGTGTCCACACAATGGAGGCAAGGCGGGGGTTTTAAGGGGTAGTTGAGTATCTAACATATTGAATTGGCGCAGTGTGTTACAGCGCTGCGCCGCTTGAAATCCCACCATCAAGGGGAAGGTCAAGGGGGAAAGGTGAATATCAGTATCGTGGCCAGAAAAACGGGGCTGACCAGCAAAGCCATTCGCTTTTATGAGGATAAAGGG